ACCTTCTGTGCCTATCCGCATTTCAGAAGTAACGGGGGTAAGCTTGAACCATGCCAAACCCACCCAAGCCAGTTGAGCTAAAAATAATTCAGGGCAACCCTGGCAAAAGAGCCTTGCCTTTGAACGATGCATTGGCACCTTTGGACTACGGATACCGCGAACCTTTGCGCGAACTAGGCGAAGTTGGCAAGCAATTCTGGGACAACATCTTTGGTGCTGGTGAAATCTGGATCAGCATTAGAACTGACACCGAGTTAGTGCAGATGGTTTGTGAGCAGCTTGACCGGCGTGAGCTAATCAAAGACCAGATAGCAAGCGACCCAACTGACCCGACTTGGTATCGGCAAGCCAACGAGATTGAGAAGCAGATAGTCCACAGCTTGTCGTTGCTTGGCTTTAGCCCTGCTGACCGAACCCGACTTGGACTTGTATCAGCCAAGACTAAGAGCAAGCTCGAGGAACTTCTAGCAAAGAAGGCTAAGCGTGACATCTAGCTGGCCGCCAGCTTATCTAACGCCTGTGGCTCAAGAGAGTATTGACAGAGGTGACGGCGAATACGCCATAGAGTTTGCTGAGGCTTTTGGCTCAATCGGTAAAGACGGCGTTGCAGGTAGAGCTGGTGAAGCCCTACTACTCAGACCTTGGCAACGAGAACTTGTCAAGCGTGTCTATGCCAAGGATGCCGATGGTGGCTTACAGTTCCAAGAAGTCCTAATCGGGATGCCCAGAAAGAACGGAAAGTCAGCCCTAAGCTCTGCTGCCTTTGGTCTTTATTCCCTGATTGCTGAGGGTATCCAAGGTGGCGAGGTTTACTCAGTAGCAGCTGAAAAGGAACAGGCTCGAATCGTATTCGGTGAGGCTAAGCGTATGGTCGAAACCTCAGAGTTGTCAGAGCTTTGCACCTTGTATCGAGATGCCATCTTTGTGCCATCAACCAACAGCGTTTACCGAGTTGTTTCTGCTGAGGCTTATTCCAAAGAAGGTCTAAACCCAAGCCGAGTCATTATGGATGAGCTTCACGCTCACAAAGATAGAACCTTGTTTGATGTGTTTCAGTTGGCTATGGGTAACCGAGGTAACATCGCTCAGCTAATTGCCATCACAACTGCCGGTCAAAAGACAGACATGACAGGCCAAGACTCCATTGCTTACACTCGATTCCAATACGGCAAGCGCGTGGCATCAGGTGAGCAGATTGACCCTAACTTCTTTATGGCTTGGTGGGCAGCACCAGATGAGGCAGACCACAGAGATCCGTTGGTGTGGCAAACAGCTAATCCTGGCTATGACGATTTAGTTTCTGCTGATGACTTTCAATCTGCTGTTAGGCGCACACCGGAACCAGAGTTTAGAACCAAGCGATTGAACCAATGGGTCAGCTCGATGAACGCTTGGCTACCTAACGGAGCCTGGCAACCACTAGCAGAACAGCGAGAGTTGCAACCAGATGAGGACATTATCATCGGCTTTGACGGCTCATTCAATGGTGACTGTACTAGCCTGATGGGTTGCACCATACCCAAAGAGGATGAAAAACCCTACCTATTTATGATCAAGACATGGGAAAAACAGCCAGAGGACACCGATGATTGGCGTGTAAACACCCAAGAAGTTGAGGATGTAATCATTCAATTCTGCTCAACTCACAATGTAAAAGAGATAGCTTGCGACCCTTATCGCTGGCAAAGGTCTATGGATGCTATGGCTGAGATGGGCTTACCTGTAATCGAGTTCCCTTCAACTAGCCCAAGTCGCATGGTTGGTGCTTGTGCCAAGTTCTACACAGCGGTAACTGAGCAGACAATGATTCACGATGGCGACCCACTACTTGAGCGACACTTGACCAACGCAGTAGTCAAGACCGACAGGATTGGACCAAGAATTGTAAAAGACAATCGAGGCTCACCAAGAAAGATTGACGCGGCTGTTGCTGCTGTAATCGCCTTTGATAGGGCAACTGTTGGTAGAGTAGAGTCTGAACAGCTTGTCCCACAATTCTTTATCTAAGGCGGTCATGGCAACCATACTTCAAGTGCTAGGGGCTTTGAGCATTAGCATCGGTGCAGGTCTAATCTTCCCACCAGTAGGCGTAATTCTTGCTGGTGTATTTTCATTACTATTTGGCTTGGCTCTCGAAAGGAAATAACCAATGCTTAACAATCTTTTCGAGTCCAGAGCTATCAGCTTTCAAACCATCTGGGGAACCGGTGGCGACATTGAAGTCCTAAACCAATCGGGCACAGTAGTCAACCCTGAAACTGTCTTTAGAGTAAACGCAATCTTTTCAGCAGTCAGCCTTATCTCTGACACAATCTCTACCCTGCCGATTGACTCATACATCCGCAGAGATGGCGCTCGCTTTGCCTTTAGACCTAGACCAGCTTGGGTACAACAGCCTGACATTGACACCACCAAAGAGGCTTTCTACGGATCTCTGATTGTTTCTATGTTGCTTGATGGCAACGGCTTTGTCAGAGTCTTTAGAGATGGAGCTGGTCGCGTAATCAACATGACAGTTCTAAACCCTGCCAAGGTTGAGATTCGCAAGAACAAGGTTGGTGAAGTTGTTTACATTCATCAGGATGAACCAAAGCCACTAACAAAGAACGAGATGATACACATCCCAGATGTGGTCAGACCAGGTGAAACCAGAGGCATCTCAAGAGTCACAGCACTAAAGGATAACTTTGGACTTGCGCTCGCGCTAGAGTCATACGCTGCTAGATTCTTTGGTCAAGGTGCAAGCACTCAGGGAATCATCGAGTTCCCTGGCAACCTAACACCTGAGCAAGCCAAGCAACTTGTTGACGGCTTCGATGCAAGACACAAAGGATTTAGAAAAGCCCACAAGACCGGAGTTCTATCTGGTGGAGCTAAGTATGTAAACACCTCAGTTGAAAACGACAAGGCTCAATTCATTGACTCACGCAGAATGGCTGTCGAGGATGTGGCTCGCGCGTTCAACATCCCACCTCATCTGCTAGGACTACCAGGAACTAACACCTATTCCAGCGTTGAGCAAAACAACATCGCCTTTGTGACTCACACACTCAGACCAATCGTTCAGAAACTAGAGTCAGCCTTCACACCTCTAATGGCAAACGAGCCTGGTGGATCAACAGCGTTCATTAAGTTCACACTTGACGGATTGCTAAGAGGCGATGCCAACTCACGCTTTACCGCTTACAGCGTTGGACTTCAAGCTGGATACTTGACCATCAACGACATCCGCAGACTTGAGGATTTGCCACCAGTTGACGGCGGAGAGATTATTCGAGTGCCACTAGCCAGCGTAAACATTGACGCAGCCGAGCTAGTAGCTACCGACAAGCGAGTCAACATGGCACAGAAACTTGTCAACTCAGGATTCGACCCTGCTGAGGTTATGGCTGCTATGGGCTTGCCAGAGATTGCACACACCGGATTGCCAACTGTCCAGCTACAAGGTATCGCTCAGATAAATCCAGAGGACCCAGAAGCGGTTTACGAGGTCTAACTTTGCCGATTACCACAGGACAAATAGTTGCTGGCACAGCCAGAATTGCGATTGACGGAAGCTCAGTCAGCGATTGGAGATTGCATATTCACAACATGGATAACACAACTGCTCTTTATGTTGGAAATGAAACTGTTACAACTGCAAATGGTTTTAGCCTTTTCAAAGAGGACTCATTGGAGCTTCAATGCTATCCAAATGAGCATGTATATGTTGTTTCAAGTAAAGGTAATCACCCCATCTCATTCCTGAAGCAGGTATAGAAATGCCCTATTACATTACACAGACAAATCCTGACTGCCCTAACTGGGCTGTTGAGAAAGAGGATGGCGAGTCAATCGGTTGCCATGACTCAAAGGAATCTGCCATTGACCAGGCAGTAGCTATCAGCATTGACGAGGGAACAGAGTTTGTAGGCGAAAGAGCAGCAGTTGGCTCACTAGAAGTTGGTGACTTTGTATCTTGGGCACCGCTTGATCCTAGAGTTGCAGCTCAGGTCGAGGCAGTTCAAGAGCAGTTTGCTGTGGTCAGATTGTTCGAGTATGAAGATGGCATCTTTGAGCCAACCGACAAGATGATGGTCATAAATGTATTCCAGCTTGAAAAGATACCAACCCCAAAGATGATTGCTGTCGAGATGGAAGAGGTCGAGGAAATTGACGAGCCTGATGACGAGGGTGCTAACCTGCCAGACAATTACAGACCAGCTCTATCTGAGGATGTCCCAGAGGGCAGGGCTTGTGGCAACTGTTTCTTTTTTGACGAGTCAAGAGTAAACGCTGAGGGTGACAAAGCCTGGTGTGAGCGTTGGGATGACTTTGTTGATGGTGGCTACTACTGCAACGCTTGGGAATCCAATGATGAGGAACGAGCTATAAATCAAGAAGCCCCTGCCTACATGAGAGCAGCAGCTCGGCGTGGACTTGAGTATTACGAGGAAGGTCTTGCCGGTGACGGCGTAACACCTAAGACAATCAGAGAAGCTAGAGAGATGGCTGAGGGTCGAGTGTCTGATGACAAGTGGATTCGCATAGCTGCTTGGATTGCTCGTCACTTAGTTGACCTTGACTCACCAGATGCCAACCCTGACTCAGACAATTACCCATCAGCAGGTGTAGTTGCTCATTTACTTTGGGGATCAGGGCCAAGCAAGCGAGCAGCACAAAGGACCAAAGACTACGCTGATTCAGTAGTTGCTAGAATCAGAGCAGAGGAAAGAAACCGCATGGATAACAAAGACAAGTGGCTAAAGGTCGCCAGAGCAATCGCACTAAAGATTGACGGACCACAGACTAAAGAGCCAGAGATTAGAACCAACAGCGTTGACTTTGAGGTCAGGGCTGAGGGTGACGGCATGAGCTTTACCGGCTACGCCTCTGTTTTCAATTCCCCATCCGAGGATTTAGGTGGTTTCATTGAGTATGTTGCGCCAGGTGCTTTCAAGCGTTCTCTACAATCTCGCAACGAGGTCAAGCTTCTTTGGAACCATGACTCAGGTGAGCCTCTGGCTTCCCTAAGAGGTGGCACTATGCAGCTGATTGAGGATTCAAGAGGTCTAAAGGTTACGGCTCAGCTCCCCAATACAACAAGGGGCAGAGATGTGGCTGAATTATTGAGAACCAATGTGATCAACACAATGTCTTTCGGATTCAATGTCATCAAAGACTCGTGGTCAAGCGATGGCAAGACACGCACACTAGAATCAGTCCGTTTGTTCGAAGTAAGCGTGGTTTCGTTTGCCGCCTATCCCTCAACAACTGCTCAGGTACGATCTGGCAACCAGACAATCAACCCTGACCAGCTAGCCGATGCCCTGCTAAAGCTAGAGTCTGGTGAGGAACTTGACGAGGCCAACGCTAACCTGATTACCGATGTGGTCAACAAGCTAAAGGCACAGCCAGAGATTGATGAAGTAATTGACAATGGCCTTGAGTTACTAGACTTAAAGAAAAAGCAGTTTGACCTTCTACTCAAAAGGATATAAACATGGCAAGCAAAGATGACATCAAGAGAGCTATCCTAAAAGTTGCCGGCAACCCATCAGTAGGCGTAATCGCTGACCTAGCTGATGACTTAGCTAAAGCAGTATGGGAACTCGACAACACAAACTCATACAACCCAGCCAAAGAAGCAAGGGTTGTTGACAGTAAAGAAACCAGATAGAGTTTCTTTAGCCCCAGCTCAACCCCCTTTCTGAGCTGGGGTTTTCTTTTGCCTATAAACTTGTAGCTAACAGTTGAGTGTAAGCACCGCTGTCTGTTGAGTGTCAGCACCGCAGGAAACCATAACCCATTTATTTATAGGAGAATCATGTCCGACTTTATCAAGTCACAGACAGATGCCCGCAACAACCTGATCGCACAGGCTAGAGAAGTTCTAGACATTGCACAGGCTGAAAAGCGTGGACTATCTGCTGAGGAAAACCAAAAGATTGCTCGTATCGAGGCTGACATTGACCAGGCCGACACAGCTATCGAAACTGCTCGCAAGCTAGCAGAGCGCGAAGCTCGCGCATCTGAGGCAGCAGCTTCATTCGTACCATCAGCTCCATCAGCTCAGAACTCTGACGCTGACATCCTTCGTGCAATCGCTTCTGGCGAAATGCGCGGATACGACTTCGCTCGCGAGGCTCGTACCCTAGTTCCATCCGCTAACACAGTTGGTCAGTCTTTCTATGACCAGGTATTCGCAATCGCTCAGCTAGTTGGCCCAATGCTAACTGTGTCTGAGGTCTTCAACACCACTTCAGGTGAGAACCTAGTAATCCCAACAGTAACCGCTACCTCATCCGCTGGATCAGTAGCAGCTGCTGGAACTATCTCCGAGAGCAACCCAACCTTCTCATCCATCACTCTTGGTGCTGAGAAGTATGGCGCACTTGTACAGGTAGCTCAGGAACTAGTAACTGACGCTGGATTCAACATCTCAAGCTACATCGCACAGCAGCTAGGAACCTCTTTGGGTCTTCAGGCTAACTCCGTTCTAACCACAAAGCTATCCGCAGCCGCTGGCTCAGTAGTAACTGGTGGAACTGGTGTTTCCGGTGCTGCTTCATACGAGAACCTAATTGACTTGGTTTACGGAATCGCTGATGGCGCTCGCGTACTTCCAGGCCTAGGTTTCCAGATGAGCAAGTCCGGTATCGCAGCAGCTCGTAAGTTGAAGGATGGCGCAGGAAACTACATCTGGACCAACTCAGCAGTACCAGGACAGCCAGCAACCTTGCTTGGCTACCCAGTGTACGAGAACCCGAACGTAGCAGCAGTAGGAACTGGAACCAAGTCGGTTCTATTCGGTCACCTACCAAGCTTCAAGGTTCGCGTTGCAGGTGGAATCCGAGTCGATCAGTCAAGCGATTTTGCTTTCTCGACTGACACAATCACTTACCGAGGCCTAATCCGTCTTGATGGTGGACTAACCCACGCTACCCACATCGGGTACTTCAAGGGTGGAGCTAGCTAAATCTAGCCCCCAGTCAAAAAGCTGGCAGTGGGTCACAGAGCGTAGGACTGTGGCCCACTGTCTTTTTTTGCTATTGTTTATGTATGCCTACGAATAAAGAGAAACTAAACGGAGCTGTAAGCCTTTGGTCTAACAGCTACAACGCACCAACCGGATACGGACAACAGGCCACGATGCTAGTTGACCGACTCAAGCGTTCTGGTCTTGATGTCGCCATGCTGTCCAACTATGGACTTGAGGGAATACCCAGCAAAATCTCAACCCCATACGGCAAGGTGCCACACTACCCAAGAGGGCTAGACCTTTACTCAAATGACTCTGGTCCAGTAGATCACAAAAGCTTCATCGCTCAGCATGACAAACCCAATCTATTTATTAGCCTTTACGATGTCTGGGTTATGAAGTCAAAGCTTTATGATGACTTCCCAATCGCAGCTTGGACACCACTCGACCATGTGACCTTGCCACCAGGCGTTGAGAAGTTTCTAAGAAAAGAGAACGTCACCCCAATCGCAATGTCACCTCATGGCGTTAGACAGCTAACCGAGAAAGGCATTGAGTGTGAGTATGCACCTCACGCGATTGACACCAAGGTTTACAAGCCAACAAGCAAGATAGGCAAACACGAGATAAACGCCTACATGGGACTAGAGCCAGACCAGTTCCTAGTCGGTGTTGTTGCAGCTAACAAGGCATCAGGTCTAGTACACCGCAAAGCCTATGGTGAGCTAATTCTTGCCTTTAGCTTGTTTGCTAAGAAGCACCCAGACGCTGTGTTGTATCTGCACACCGATGCTATGGGTCAAGCTGGTGGCTGGAACTTGCTCAACATCTTGAACTCGGTTGGCATACCTAAAGAGCAGGTCATCTTTCCTAACCCTAACGATTACAGATTCGGAC